ACGATGGCTTTTAATCTTAACGGCTTTAATTTTAACCAGTCCCTTCTTGATAGCCAGGGACGTGTGGTTCGTACTTGGGCCGACATCCTTAACCAAGCGAACCTGGGATTTGAAGTCATGCACGAGCGCAACGCTCACAACTTCCCTCTGGACCTTGCTTCTGTTGAGGCAACTCCGGTGGCTCTATCCGCCCCGACCGTAGGCTAATCTCCCGTCCGTTCATCCCTAACAAAGGGACGCATGAAGTTTGATCATGGAACGGGGGTCAAACACTTGGAGATTAACAATGACTACTCAAGTCACTTACAAGTATCGCGGCGTTTCTTACACTAAAGTGGTAGTCCGTTAAAGCGGCATTGGGAGGTGCAAACCCTCCCTTACCTATTGGCGTTGGCCCTTACGAGGACACCCTTCGCCGTCTAGACGGTGGGATAGACCACAATAAAAACTAAATAACTCTGAACGTTCAGAGAGTCGATAAAAACTTCTCTCTAAAAACAATGGCATTCCAATCTTCTGATATGCCCGCATCCCTTACTAGGGGCGGACAACTTAACTCCACGGGTGACGCCCGTGCCCTGTACCTTAAGCTTTTCTCTGGTGAGATGTTTAAGGGTTTCCAGAACAACACGATTGCTCGTGATCTGGTTATGCGCCGTACCCTCAAGGGCGGCAAGAGCCTCCAGTTCATCTACACTGGTCGCACGACTGCTGAGTACCACACTCCTGGTAACAGCATCCTGGGTGATACCAACGCTGCACCTCCGGTGGCAGAAAAGACCATCACCTGTGATGACCTGCTGATCTCCAGTGCATTTGTGTATGAGCTGGATGAAGTCCTCAGCCATTATGACCTGCGTAGCGAGATCTCCCGTAAGATCGGCTATGCTCTGGCTGAAAAGTATGACCGTCTGATCTTCCGTCAGATCGCCAAAGGTGCTCGTCTTGCATCTCCTATCACCAAGACTGGCTATGTTGAGCCCGGTGGTACCCAGGTTCAAGTCGGTTCTGGCGCTGGTACTGAAGCTGATGCTTTCTCTGCTACCGCACTTGTTAACGCTTTCTACGACGCTGCTGCTGCAATGGACGAGAAAGGCGTCAGCATGGACGGACGTGTGGGTATCCTTAACCCCCGCCAGTACTACGCTCTGATCCAGCAAGTGGGTGAGAACGGTCTGGTGAACCGTGACGAGCAAGGTACTTCTCGTCAGAAGGGTAACGGCGTCGTTGAGATCGCCGGTATCAAGATCTACAAGTCCATGAACATTCCGTTCCTGGGTCGTTATGGTACCAAGTACGGCGGCACCACTGGTGAAGCTGATCCTGGTAACACCGGTTCTTTCGTGAACCCTGCTATCGAAGATGGCGGCGGTGTCACTGGTATGAACAACAACTACGGTGAGGCTACTTCTTTCGATACCTCCTGTGGTCTGATCTTCCAGCGCGAAGCTGCTGGTTGTGTGGAAGCTATTTCTCCTCAGGTGCAAGTCACCAGCGGAGACGTTTCCGTGATCTACCAGGGCGACGTGATCCTGGGTCGTCTCGCCATGGGCGCTGACTTCCTGAATCCGGCTGCTTGTGTTGAGCTTCATGCTACCAGCACTGCACCTACCGCTTTCGGTGATGTGTATCCTTCTAACGTCACCACCTCCTGATAATTTTTAGTATCAGATACGGGAGCCTCTTCGGGGGCTCCTTTTTTTTAATTCCTTATTGAGAATTAGTCTTATTATCAATTATGCCTTTCCCTACTACTGGCTCCAACACTGAGCTACAAGCTGTTAATCAGATCCTGGCGTCAGTTGGTCAGGCTCCTGTTACTACGTTGACAACTGAAACGACTGTTATCATCAATGAAGTTGATCAGTTTACAGGTTCAATTTCAGGAACAACGCTAACAACTACAACTGCCAATATTCCTACTGGTACCTACATTGGAGGTACTGGTGTTACTCAAGGTACGTCTATTGCTACTGCGGGAGTAGAGCAAGCTACAGATCCTGTGACTTATGAATACACTGTAAACATTTCACAGACTGTTGCAGAACGATCTTTGACTAGAGCAGTTGTTGCACAACAAGTTGAAACCCCAACCAACCCGGACGTTGCGATTGCACTCAACACCCTTCGAGAAGTGTCACGCGAAGTACAGGCTGAAGGATGGTCTTTCAATAAAGAATACGACTATCCTATTACTCCTGATAATAACGACGAAATTAAAATTCCAAGCAATGTCCTTCAAATGGACTTGAACACTACCCGTACTGTAAACCTGAATCGGGATAGTGTTAACCGTGGAGGTAAACTCTATGACCGCATGGCCCACTCCTATAAGTGGACTGATGAAACTGTTTATGTAGACATCCTTTGGGAACTGGATTGGGGAAGTATTCCTGAACCTGTTCAAGCATTTATCACTGCTCGTGCTGCTAGCATTGTGTCTAGCCGTATCATCGGTGATCCTAACCAGTACCAAATGCTCCAACAAAAGGAAGCGTTTGCACGTGCTATGGCTCTTGAGTATGAAACGAGTCAAGGCGATTACACGTACTTTGGTGCACCTAAGGAAGGGAACTACTATCAGAGCTATCAACCGTTCCATACCTTGCAACGCTAATGCCAGCAGTAACTCAACTCACACCAAACTTTCTAGGTGGTGTATCGAAGCAAAATGATGACAAAAAATTAGAAGGACAATTGACCGAGTGTGTCAATGGTTATCCTGACCCCACCTATGGATTACTTAAGCGTCCTGGTATGCAATTCACCAGTGTCCTTCAAAAGGCTAATGGTGATGCGTTTACCGAAAGTGAACTAGCTGATGCTGCTTGGTTCTTTATTGAACGAGGTGCAGCAGGTTCATACATTGGTGCTATCAAAGGTACCAACATTTATGTGTGGACAGCAGCAGATGGTACGTGGTGTACAGTTACTAACAATGCTACTGGGTATCTGACTGGTACTCAGCAGAACGACTATCACTTCCGTAGTATCCAAGATACCACGATTATTACAAACCGTACCGTAGATACTGCTATGCAAGCAGCGGGTACGTTTGTCGCTAACTCAGTTGCTACCGTTAAACTGATTACTCTTACCGATGGTGAGATTTATACAGTTACTCTTCAAGGTGAAGATACAACTTATGAAGCTGCTAACAACGTTACCTTTGATGATTTCTTAATCTATGATGCTGCACACCACGGCGGTAACGAGCACTTTATTGAGTTGTTAGTTGATACGATCACCGATCAACAAGCTGCTAGTAATGCTGACTTTGAAGGTACGTGGTATCTGAATGCCTACTCTAACAGTTTGGTTATCAGACGTACTGATGCCGGTGGAGCAGGTGCTCGCAGGGTTGTCGCAGAAGGTATTTTAGTATCAGAAAATGGTACTATAATTTCTAGCCCAACCACTGCGGTGGCATTCAGTGGAACGCCGTTAGCGTTCACTATTTCTGGTAAAGGTGGTCTTAGTAACGGTGCTTTGGAAACCTTCCAAGATGACGTTGTTAACATTACTAAACTTCCTACTGAATCTTTCCACAACCACAACGTTGAAATCCTTAACAGTGATAGTGGAGCAGATAACTACCACGTTGAGTTCATTGCTTATGATTCAGTTGGTGGACGTGGTTACTGGGAAGAAACCGTAGCACGTGATGTGTCTGCTGGATTCGATGCGTCTACCATGCCGCATGAACTGGCTAACACTGGTGCTACCACTTTTACATTTGACACTATTGATTGGAGTGCTCGGGAAGCTGGGGATGATGATACTAGCCCTGTACCTGCTTTTATTGGGGATCCTATTACTTCTACTTTCTTTTATAATAACCGACTCGGATTCCTCTCAACGGACAACATTAACTTTAGTGTTGCTAACGATCCCTATAACTTTTTTGTTAAGTCAGCTCTTACACAGATTGACTCAGATCCGATTGATTTGAACGTGGCTAGCGTCAGACCTGTTACTTTGTCTGATGTGCTGCCTTCACCTCAAGGTTTGATGGTGTTCTCTGAGCGTCAACAGTTCCAGGTGTTTACCACGGATGGGAGCACTCTTACACCTACCACTACCATTGTCCGTTCACTCTCTAACTATGAGATGAATACGAACATTGCACCAGTGGATGTTGGTACTACTACTGCATTCGTTAGCAATGTGTCGGGTTACAGTAAACTGTTTACCCTTCAACTGCGTGACGTTGAACAACCTCCTATTGTGGTTGACATCAGTAAGGTAGTACTTGAGTGGATTCCTGACACTGTAGATAACCTTACGGTTAGTCCTCAGAACTCAGTGATTATGCTGATTGACAGGGACACATCTTACCTTTATCTTTATCGTTATTACAACAACGGGGAGAAAGATCTTTTCCAAGCATGGACTAAATGGGAACTTCCTGGTACTATTCAAACTGCTAAGATCCTCAATGACTCTGTTATTGTTGTTTCTCAGCATGAGGATGAGTACACCATTGGTTCTATCACCCTTGATGAGATCCCCTCAGGAGACGTTGTAGCGACCGCTAACGGCATTAACGGTAACTCATGCCTGGACATGGCTACACGCCCCGTCTCGCCCGACCCAGGCACCGTAGACGCGGTTGTATACGACTCCACTAATGATCTAACTAAGATCTACGTACCCTTTACTCCGTTTGCACAACAGAACGCCATGATGCTTCTTACTGTCCCCCTTGCGGATGACGGTACAGATGCAGAGATTGATGCTGATGCTGGTTACTATGCTACAGCATATGAGCGTACAGAAAGCGGTACTAACTATCGGTACTTCGAAGTAAAAGGTAACTTCACCGGCTATGCTGATGGTATAGTCGTTGGCTATCCTTATGACTTTGAAGCTACTCTACCTAAATTCTACTTCCGTAGGGACGCTAACACTACTGACTTTACCGCTGCTTTGACTGTCTCCAGAGCTAAGTTTTCTGTGGGACGTACAGGTGCAGTGACGTTTAAACTGAAAGCGACTGGTTCTAACGAGTGGCGAAATGTACAACACACTGCAGATGCTGACTACTACTCAGCCGATAGTAATCCTGTCAAGAGTGAGCGACAGTTTATTGTCCCTATCCATCAACGTAATACTAATTTTGAACTTAAAGTGACAAGTAATTTCCCTTATCCTGTATCGTTGGTGTCGATGATGTGGGAAGGTAACTATACTCCCAGATTCTACAGGAGGTCTTAATGGCTATTGATCCCGTATCAGCAACATTTGCTGGTATTAGTGCTATCTCGGGCATTCTAGGTGGTATCGACGGTTCAGGTAGAGCTAACGAAGCTAACCGACGTGCTCAACAGAACGCCGAATTGCAGCGCATCCAGCAGGAAGGTGCTGCACAAGTTACCAACGCATACAATAAACTAGTTCATGCTGCTGATCAAATAAATTATCAGCGGCAACGTGAGTACGAATACGAAACTGCTATTCGTAACTGGAACTACCAAACAGAAATTCAAGACTTCCAGTACCTGCAAGCTGCTAAACAGTTCCAAGGTTCTGTTGAAGCAACTCAGCAACAACTTATTTACAACAGTGTTGCAGAGCGTCAGGCTGTTGAATCTGAGCAGGCTGCCTTCAATGAAATGATGAATCAGCAAGCTTT